TATTCATATATTATATTTAGAAAAATTTATTATCTAAATTAACTTAATATTTTAATTATGAATTATTGTTCAATAGAAGATGCATGGGGTAAAAATGATTATATTACAGATCAATATAAAAATTATGAAGGTTTTACTAATAATGATGAAATAAATTATACCATAAATGACAATAAAATTCCTAAAAAAATTATAAAAAATCAAAATATTCAAAAATGTTTTTTTACATGTGATGATTTAATAGATCATCTAAATAAATGTCAAAAATGTAGAATGAAAATTAAACAAATGTTTTCATTTAAAATAATTGATAAAGTTAAACATATTATTTTTCATAATAAAGATTCAATATTATTAATTTTAATAGTTTTATTTATTTTAATATTTTGCAAATTATTATATTCTTTAATATAATATATAACTTATTATATATGAATTCTGTTAATTATAAAGATAAATATTTAAAATATAAAAAAAAATATTTAGATTTACAAAATAAAAAAATGAAAGGTGGTGCTGCTTTAGTTAGCTCTAGTTTATCTGTTAATCCTGAATTATCTGTTGATATTATAAATAAAATTAAAAGTTTACCAGTTAGTATACAAAGATACTTAAAAGATATTCAAATGTATTCAAATACAGACAGTAAAAATACAAACATACACACATTTAAAATATTTTTAATTAAAATTGATACAAATATTTATGGAGCAGTATCAACTAATAATGGATTTACTAAAAATTATAGTACTTCATATAACATTATGAATCAAATTGAAAAAAAAAAATCAATAGAATTTTATGAAGGAATATTTAGATCTAATATTCAAAATGAATTTCAAGTATTAGCAGCATTAACTCATATAAATGATAGAGATTTAAACTCAGATAATATGGATAGTATTACACAAATAATAAGTGAATGTATGGGATATATATCACAAGGAACACCAATATTTGTTAAACCACAACAAACACCACAATCAACATCAATGCTATCTAGTGTATCATCATTTTTTCCATTCGGAAAAAAAAACCCCTAAAATATAAGTTGATATAAATAATAATGATCAATAAAATATTATTATAAAATAATATTTTATTTTCTAATAATTTAATAATGAATAATAAGAATAATATTATATTAGATGAAAATGGACGTATTTTTCCAAATTGGATAATGCAAAATTTTAAAAAATACATATTGCCAGAAATAATTAGAAAAGAAGGTGAAGATCCATGTAATGAAAATTTATCAAATGAATTAACAATATATCAAAAATTTATTGGTTCATATTTAGATTATAGATCACCTTTTAGAGATTTATTATTATATCATGGTGTTGGATCTGGTAAAACAGTAACAGTAATAAATGTTTATAATATTTTATATAATTATACACCAAAATGGAATGTATTTATATTAATTCCTGCAGCATTAAGAGATGATCCATGGTTAAAAGATATATCAGTATGGTTAAAAAAAGAAAATTATGAACAACGATTTAATAATATTGTATTTGTTCATTATGATAGTCCATTTGCAGATCGTGATTTTCTTGAAAAAATTAAAAAAGCTGATAGTTCAAAACCATTTTTATTTATTATTGATGAAGCACAAAAATTTATAATGAATGTTTATAATAATATATCTACTAAAAAAGGTAAACGTGCACAAATTATTTATGATTATATACAACAAGAAAAAAAAGAAAATTTAAATAATCGTATATTATTATTATCTGGTACACCTGCAGCTAATACACCTTATGAATTTGCATTACTTTATAATTTATTAAGACCTGGTACATTTCCAACAAGTGAAGCTATATTTAATCAAATATATATTTCATCAAGTAATTATTCATTATTAAATGATGAAACAAAAAATATGTTTCAACGTCGTATATTAGGTTTAACATCATATTATTTAGGTGCAACACCTGATAGATATGCAAAAAAAATAATTCATTATAAAAATATATATATGGATTCATATTTTGAAGAAGTATATAATCATTTTGAAGCTATAGAAGAAGAAAAAGAAAAAATTAGATTAAGAATGTCACGAGGTAAATTAGGTGATAATATTAGTACATATAATTCATATACAAGACAAGCTTCTAATTTTATATTTCCTAATATAAATGATAAAGTACATGGAGAATTACGACCTAGACCTAGTAAATTTAAAATTAAAGATACAGATGCATTTATAATTGATGAAAGTAAAGATGAAGAAAAAAAAAGATTATTAATTAAAGCAAATAAAGAAATTTTAGCTTATGTAAATGCATGTAAATTTTTTATTAATACATTTATTGATTATTTGAAAAATATACATAGAGAAGATAAAAAAAATAATCATACATTACAAGATGATATTAAAAAATATAAAACAACATATGATGGTAGTTTCACAAAATTTCATGATGGAGATAAAAAATCAAAATTATATAATGTATTATATAAAAGTTCACCAAAAATGATAAGGATAATTTTTAATATATTAAAATCAAAAGGACCAGTATTAGTATATTCAAATTATGTTGAAATGGAAGGATTGCAAATATTAAAAATATATATGCAATTTTTCGGTTTTATTGATTATAGTGGTAATTCATCTGAAATATCTGATAGTCAACATGATTATTTTAGATATGTTGAATATCATGGTGGAATTAAAAGAGAACAAAGAGAAATAAATAAAAAAGCATTTAATGATAGAAAAGATAATATTTATGGTAAAATAATTAAAGTTATTATGATATCTCCTGCAGGAGCAGAAGGCATTAATTTATATAATATTAGACAAGTTCATATAACTGAACCATTTTGGAATGAAGCAAAAATAGAACAAGTTATAGGAAGAGCAGTACGCCAATGTCATCATGCCGATTTACCTATGGATGAAAGAAGAGTAGATGTATTTAGATATAAAATAATTAGAAAAAATGGGAAAGAAACGATTGATGAAAAAATGGAAAATATATCTAGAAGAAAAAATAATTTATTATTAAGTTTTATTGAAGCAATAAAAGAAACAGCCGTTGATTGTGAGTTATTTAAAGCACATAATATGATGGGATCTAAATATAGATGTTTTCAATTTAATGAAGAAACATTATTTGAAGATAATATAGGCCCTGCATATAATGATAAATTAGAATATGATCAAAAAATAAATAATGGTTTAAATTCAAAAGAATCAAAAATAATTAAAATAAAAGTTAGAAAAATATTAGCAACTTTTAAAACTAATGATAATATATATTCAAAATCAAAATATTATTGGTATTATGAAAAAACAAATGTAGTGTATGATTATGAATTAAATTATCCTGTTGGAAAAATAGCAATTGATGAATCAGGTAATCCAATTAAAATTGATAATGATATATATTTAATAGATAAAATGATTAATATTCCTGAATTTAAATTTTATGAATAATTAATTTTATGCAATTCTTGGTATGCCACCAAGTGCCGCAATATTTTTAATAAATGAATTATTATTTGGTATTTGTTGATTTAATCCTGTCATTGATTGATTCATTTCTGATAGCATAGGTTCATTTAATCCTGTCATTGATTGATTTAATCCTGTCATTGATTGATTTAATCCTGTCATTGATTGATTCATATCTGATAACATAGGTTCATTTAATCCTGACATTTGATTTAATCCTGTCATTTGATTTAATCCTGTCATTTGATTTAATCCTGTCATTTGATTTAATCCTGTCATTGATTGATTTAATCCATTCATATCTGGCATTATAGGTTGATTCATTTGTGTCATTTGATTTAATCCATTCATATCTGGCATTATAGGTTGATTCATTTGTGTCATTTGATTTAATCCATTAAAACTTTCTGGTGTCATTTGATTAAATCCATTCATTTGTTGAGTCATTTGGTGATTTAATTCATTAACACCATATGGCATATTAATATTAGGATTTTCAATAGTATCATTTAAATTCATATATGGTACATAATTTGAATCATTATTTATTTGTGAGATTCCACCTAAAAAATTACCAATTTTATTAATATTATTATTATTTTGAGGAGGATATTCATATAATAATGGATCTACATTTTCTTGATGTTTATTTCCTTGATGTTGTTCATTATTATTATTTTTTGATGGTATGTTATTAGCAGAATTTAATATAGATAATAATTCTTCAGTTGTATTTGTTTCATTTTTTTTATTTTTATTTTTAGAAATTATTCTAGTTCCTCTATAGATATTATTTTTAATTTTTGGCATATATATAATTTTATACAGAAATAATTATTTTTTAAATAAATTTATTTTTTATAGATTCACTTTAAAATTTTTTTTTAAACTTTTTTATAAATAAAATTAATCTATAAATATATCTTCATCAAAACTAGTTATTTTTAGTTCTTTTGCATTATTTGGATTATTTAAAAATAAAATTTTTTTTTTAACTAAATCATTATTTATATTTATTTTAGTATCAAATTTAATATATTTGGTTCTTTTACTGATAATTTCATTTAATTCATTTAATTTATCTAAATTACTTCTATAATATAATACTTTTGACCATGTTTCATTTAATATTGGCAAAATATTTTTAAAAAATGTTCTATCTCTATCTATTGTAACATTATGAGATGCTTCTAATTTCCAATATACTATTTTTTCAAAATAGTGAGTTTCTGCAATATCTGAATAATTGTTTTGCCAATCTGATAATGTAGATGCAATCCATATATCATATTCATTTTCATTCATTAATAAATTAGTAGGATATATAAATTTACTTTTCCATTCGATTGAATCATTTTCAAATTCAGGTGACCATACTTTTGGTAAAAATTTTAATATAACACCTTTTTTTATTCTATTATCAATATAAATTTTTTCACTATTAGTTCCTATAGTGTGATATGTTTTATTACAATCATCAATTAAATATTCTGTTCTTGTTTTATATTCAATTAATTTACATTGCCAAAAATCACATTTTTCTAAATCACAACATTCTAATTGTTGTTGAACTTGACAATAATAATAAAAAGGACAAATATGACCTGCTATTTTTCCTGATGTATATATTTTTCTTTGAACAACACATTTTATTTCTAACATTCTACCTAATAATGGAGAAAATTTATAATCTAAACTAGAACTTGAACATATACCATCTGGTGATGCACCTAATATACTATATTTATCAGATGGTAATGCACCAAATTCTATAACTTTATTATTATAAATATATTCATATATAGAAGTAGCAATAGGTTCATATTTTTTTCCATGATAAACATTTTGATTATCTAAAAATTTATGATTTGGATCACATTTTTTTAATATAAAACTTTCTACTGGTTCATATGGATTTAAATCTATTGCAGCCGCAGTATCAGAAGCAGTAATTCTATTATATCTATAATCAAACCATTCTTTTGTTCTTTGTTCTGGTTGTGGTAAATCTTTTAATTTATTAAATTGTTTTTGTATTTTTTGATATTCATTTGGAATTTCAATTTTATTAAACATAAAATCACAATTTCTTATACATTTAGAATCTATATCATCTGTTAGTAATTTATATTTAATCTTAAATAATTTTTTAAATATTATTAATACATCTTCATATTTTAAATTATTGTGTTTTTTATATGATTCATATATATTTTTACTCATAGTAAATATAATTTTATCATTTATTTTATTCCCTGAATTTATATGTTCAATTATATGTTTTTTACACTCATTTATAATATTATCATAAATCATTATTATATTTATGATAATATTGTTTAATATATTTTTAACAATTTTTTTATAATAAAATATATTTATTGTTTTCAAATGATAAATTGTTTATTGATGTTATTTTTCCTTTTGTTTCATCATAATTAACTTTATTTTTTTTCTTTTCTTTGATTTGATCAATTAATTTTTCTTTTAATTCTTCTTTATCATTTTGATTAGATATATCTAAATTATTCACAAATTCTTTAATTTTTATTACTTTATGAATTTGTGTTAATTTTGTCCATGGTTTTAAATATAAATAATCTATAGTTTCAGTTGCTTCAGTTGTAATTTTATTTTTTTGTTCAGATAAATTATTTTCTTGATTTTTATTATTTAATTTAATTAATTTTTTTTTAATATTTTCACAGTTAATATTAAATTTGGAACATCCATTTATTAAATTATTCAAATATTTAATATTTAAATCTAATTGCATATTTTCTAAATTATATTCATCAATCATTATTATTTAATGATAATGATTATTTAAATATATTTGTAAAAAAAATTGATATATACATTATATTATAAATATAATTAAATGGATAATGATAGTTTATTTGCATTAAAAGTATATTATGAAGATTTATATGAAAATGAATATGATATTATCAGAATGTTAAAATGTGAATTATTGAATTATGGTATCAATGAAGATGAAGCTAATATTAAATTAAAAGAATTTTATGATAGTTTTAATGATTTTAATGTTGATTTAGAAGTATTTAAAAATATAAATGTACAAAATAATGAATTATTAAATTATATTATAGAAAATAATGTGACTGAAAATTTTATAAATTATTTAGTAAACAATTCTATATTGATAGAAAATGATAATTTAGATATGGAAGATATTGTAGTTTCTCTTAATCAAAATGATTTAAGTAAATTAAATAAATATATATTAAATAATAAATTAGAAAATAATAAATGTATGATATGTATTGATTGTATTGATATTAATCAAGAAGTTATAGAATTATCATGTAATCACATATACCATTCAAACTGTATTATTGAATATCTTACAAAATATAATTATAAATGTCCATGTTGTAAAAAAGAAGTAGGAGAACCATTATATAATATATAATTTTATTTTTCATATGGAGATTTCATTAAAGAAGACAATAGTAATAATAATGTACCAAAAATAATTAAAAATAAAGAAAAAGAAAATTGTCTTTTATTTGAAGAATATATAAATGGAATTGGATTTTGTTTGTCTTCTATTAAATTTAATATTTGAAAAAAAATATTTCTAATATCAATTATAATATTTTCAATTGGTTGTTTATGTGGATATAACTCAAGATCATCATTCATATTATTACGTGGATATAACTCAAGATCATCATTCATATTATTACGTGGATATAACTTAAGATCATCGTCCATATTATAAAGAATTATATTTAAAAATTTGAAATTAATATTTATTAATATATAATTAGTAATATTATGCTATATATTACTTGTCCAACATGCGGTTATTTTTTAGGTTTTAAAACAATAGAATGGGAAAAAAAAAGTTATGATATTTGTAATAATCCAAAATTATCAGATGAAGAAAAAGAACAACAAAAAACAGAACTTATTATGAGTTTGAAATTACCTAGATATTGTTGTAGAATGAGAATGATGAGTTATAAAGATATTGTACAAGATATAATACCAATAAAAAAAGAAGAAAAATAAAAAAAAAGAAGAAAAATAAAAAAATGTTTAAAAATAAAAAAAAATAAAAAAAAATAAAAAAATGAGTTTTGAATATAAAAATCCCACATCAGATACGTTAGTAACCGTTCCATTCTCGGTTGATAGAAGTATTACAACTGGTGTAAATTTTAGTGTAAATACTGTAGGT